ATTAAAGAAGAACTCAGTACTGCTATTTCTGAAAGAAAAGAAGAAGAAAAAACAGAAAATGTAGATCCGGCCATTGTAGAAGAGATGAAAGACATTATGTCTGTTATATCTGATCTACGCGAAGCCCATGGGCGCGCAGACACGAGCGGTTTCCAATACTCTGGCGACGTAAAAGAGATTTGGATTGATGATCTATATAGATTGTTTAGAGAAAGATTATTTAGAGTTGAAAGAGGATATCTAGGCAAACCGCCGCGCGGGGTGCAAATGTCTATCTCCAGAATAGTAGGTAAAATGCTTGGGAATATGAGTTATTGGCTTGGAGATCTTACAAAAGCTACCGGGCGCGCCCTCACCGAATTCCCTCGCCTTATGGCAGGCTTCGCTGGTCTAGCAACTAAATGGGATACAATGTTTAAAGAGAACATCGATCACCGGCTTCTTGAAGATTTTGAAGATGTTGAATTGGACATTCCTGATCGGTACGAAAAAGCCAAAAAAAATCTGGTCAGACAACTAAGGGCGGCGTTGCAAATTGCTCCTCCTTCATCATTCCCATTTGTTTCTAATTTAGGTGACAATGGCGACAATATTCTTCAGGGCTTGATTGAGTCTATTTCTGAAGTTGTTGGTGGTGAATATGAAGAGATTTTGCCTATTATGGAGAGCTTCAAGCAGGTGATCAAACACTTTCGGAAAGAGCCCACCTCACGTGAGGAACAGGAAGCTCTCCCCGCGCAGCTTTCTAAAGCTGCACAATTTAAGGACTTGTTCAGCGAAGCTTCACGGAAATGGTCCGAAGAGATGAATTGGCTGTCCCGGGAAAAAGAAGATGCCGCTGCCGCTGTCAAACCGAAAAACCAAGCAAAAGTGGCCATGGCTTTTTTGGATGAAATTTTAATGAAAATACGATCCCCGATTTTATATGATGTTTATCTGAGAGATCTCCAAGGGATAGTACAGGATTTAAGATTGCAGCTTAGTAAAATCAACGACGAGTGGGGAGCGATTGCAGGGCATAGAAATGAAGGGAAAAAAGTGAAAATAACCAAATCACAACTAAGACAAATCATTAAAGAAGAGGTTGAAAAAGTCTTGAGCGAAGACAATGATTACTCGACAGAAAAGCTTTCAAACGGTTTAACCAGGATAAGAAAAAAGGATTCAGGTTTGGTTGGGTTATATAACCCAGATGGCAGCTATAAATCTGGCGATTTGAAATTATCAAAAAATAAGGTAAACAAATTAGTTGGTATAAAAGAGAAGAAACTTACAGAACCAGAAAAAAAAGAAAAGGAAAAAATTGTCAAGGGTATGAAGAAAGATAAAGGCGACTTTGAAGAACGTTATCCGGGACGTGGAGAGGAAGTTATGTATGCCACAGCGACAAAAATGGCAAAGAAGAAAAAATGATTGAAAAAATAGAAGTTGTCTCAATACTGATAGGGGCGCTCGGCATTATTGCCAGCGCTTCTTTTTTGTTATTCATATAAAAATAAAATGCTTGACACGAAGAAGTAGTTGTGTTATATTATCTGCAGAGGTAAAAAAATGAAAACTATTGTTCATGTCAACCAACATGTTATTCGCAAGAACACAAAAACTGGCGAGAGCAAACCATGTTTGACCGTTAAGACGTATAAGGAAAACAGGTATGCTCATGAAGCTATAATTCGTGATGAAAATGGCAATGAAGTTGCAAAAATTGTATACAGTCCGCATAAACCATTATCTTGTGGCGCAAGGTGCTGGATCGAAACTAAATATGATGTCGACACTGTGGTTCATGACGATCCCGAATCGCTTATGAGTATGGAATAGGGGAGAGATTAATGACTAAAAAAATACCCTTTGTTGGGCTTCACGCACACAGTGGATTGAGCTTAAATGATGGCTTAGGATACCCCCAGGACCATATGGATTTCGCTTATGAGAACGACGCAGATGCCCTTGCATTGACCGATCATGGCCACATGAATGGCCTACCTTATCAAGTGCTTCATGCGCGCAAAATGCAGGCTAGTGGGAAGAACTTTAAGCCAATATTTGGTGTTGAAGCTTATTTTAATCCTTCCCTGGAGCAGTGGCGAGAAGAATATGAAAAAGCAAAACAGGAAAAGAAAAAAGGCATTAAGAACGAGATAGAACTATCTATTGAAGACGAGAGGGCATCAAAACAGAAGGTTGTAGATATACTCAAAAAGAGGAATCACCTTATTCTGATTGCGCAGAATCAAACAGGTTTGAATAACATATTCAAGCTTGTGTCGGAGAGTTATAAAGATGAAAACTTTTATCGCTACCCTAGAATTGATTATAAGCTTCTTGATCTATATGGCGACGGAATTATTGCCTCTAGTGCTTGTCTTGGCGGTGTTTACGCTGGTGACTATTGGGACTATAGGGATGTTGGTAGTGACGCTGTTTTAAGTGCCATGCGCCAGACAACGGAGCGCATGAAGGCAATTTTTGGAGATCGTTGGTATGGAGAACTCCAATGGAACAATATTCCAGAACAGCACGAACTTAACCAATATATCGTTCAGATTTGTCGCGAGTATGATGTCAAACTCATCTCCACCGCAGATAGTCATTATCCTAACCCTGACGCTTGGAAGGACAGGGAACTATATAAAAGGATTGGATGGTTGGGTAAAGGTGGCCTACCAGAATACATGTCTGCTGAACTTCCCTCCGGGGTTGAAGAGGTCGGATATGAATTGTATCCAAAGAATGGCGAACAGATGTGGGAATCATATCATAACTATTCTAAGTTGGTTGGTTTTGATTACGATGATGATCTTGTGTTGGACTCAATCAAAAGAACAGAATATATTGCTCACGATCTGATCGAAGACTTTATGCCAGATAATGAAGTTAGACTTCCAAGTTTTGTTGTCCCTGCAGGTAAAACAGATATTCAGGCTCTGACACAAGATTGTCTCGATGGTCTAAAAGAAAAAGATCTTAATGAGAAAGAAGGATATGTTGATAGACTTAAAGAAGAACTCTTTGTTATTCGTGATCGTGGATTTGCCAAGTATTTCTTGACAATGAAGGCAATCGCTGATAAAGCATCTTCCGTCCAACTGACAGGCCCAGGAAGAGGTTCTGCCGCAGGTTCTCTCGTCGCCTATGTTCTTAACATCACACAGGTTGATCCAATTAAACATGGACTTCTGTTTTCAAGGTTTCTACGTAAAGACGCAACAGATTATCCTGATATTGATTACGATGTAAGCGATCCGATGGAATTGAAAGAGATGTTGATTGAGGAATGGGGATCCGACACAGTTGCTCCTATTTCAAACTATAACACTCTACAACTGCGTTCTTTAATCAAAGACGTATCAAAGTTTTATGATATTCCTTTTATTGAAGTTAATAATGTGACGGGGAAAATGATCTTTGAAGCAACTCCAATTGCCAAAAAAGTTCATGGTATTAAATCAGGAGTATATACGCCAACATTCGAAGAAGTTATGGAATACTCAGAGACTTTGAAGAAGTTCCTTAATAAGTACCCTAACATCAAAACTCATATTGAGGCCCTCCTGGGACAGGTTAGGAGCGTCTCTAGGCACGCAGGAGGCGTCGTTATAGGCGAGAACCTAGACAAGTGGATGCCGCTTGTTAATAGCGGAGGTGTGAGGCAAACCCCATGGTCAGAGGGTCAAAATGTGAGGCATCTTGAACCTCTTGGTTTCATTAAGTTTGATATTCTTGGCTTGGCTTCTTTGAGAATGATTGAAGGAGCAGTCAGACATATTCTCAAAAGACATCATGGTATCGAGGAGCCAACGTTCGAGGATATAAAGAAGTTCTACAGCGAAAAACTTCATCCCGATGTTATAAACTTTAACGACCAGGATGTTTACAGGAATGTTTTCCAGAAAGGTAGATGGACAGGCATCTTTCAGTTCACAGAACAAGGCGCCCAGGAATTCTGCAAGAAGGCAAAACCGAAAAACCTTATTGATATCTCTGCTATCACTTCAATCTATCGCCCGGGCCCACTTGGAGCGGACGTTGATAAATCTTATGTGGCAGCAAAGAGAGATCCAGGAAATGTAAAATACATTAATAAACTTGTAAAGGATGTGACAAAAGAAACTTACGGCTTCCTCATCTTCCAAGAACAGATTGCTCTACTGGCTCACAAACTTGGCAAGAACATTTCTCTTGATGAGGGTAATGCCCTACGAAAGTATCTAACGAAGAAAGGAACCGGAGATGAGACAAAAAAGAAGGAAAAGATTTACAGCAAGTTTGTTGAAGGGTGTATTGAAAAGAAACTATCAATGGGGCAGGCTGATCAACTTTGGCAGACATTTGAATACTTCTCAGGTTATGGCTTCAATAAGTCGCATGCGGTAAGTTACAGTATTCTAAGTTTTCAGTGTGCTTGGCTATTGAATTATTACTCCGTTGAATGGACTGCTGCCTTCCTTGACAAAGAACCCGAAACCAGAAAAGAAAAGGCAATTAATATTGCCAAGTCAATGGGTTTCAATATTCAACCTCTTGATATTAATTCTTCAGGAACGGTATGGGAAATCTCTGAAGATGGCAAAACTCTTATTCAGCCACTGACTTCTGTTAAAGGGCTGGGAGATAAGGCTATTGAACAGATTATGAGCCACAGGCCATTCAACACTATTGAGGAATTACTCTTTAATGATGATATTGTTTACAGCAAGTTAAATAAAAAGGCACTGGATGTTCTTGTTAGAAGCGGAACTTTGGATTGTTTAATCGACGAAAGGTTTTCAGGAATGAAACATTTCTGGTCAGCTGCCGTTGTTGACCGGCCGAAAAAGGAAAAACAATTGCATGAAAACATTGAACTTTACAGGCCCGAAGGCGATTTCACGGTTGAAGAAAGGATTGCAAACAAGGCAAATCTAACAGGAGTGTTTCCAATTGATCTTGTACTGAATGAAGATGTAAAGAGCAAGCTGAATGAATACTTTGTTCCGCCAATTGCTGATTATGAAAAAGATCTTCAAGTCGTCTGGTTTATTCCTCGCGAGATAATTAAAAGGAAGACTAAGAACGGAAAGGAATATTGGATTGTGAATGTGATCGACTCAACAAGTAATCAAACTACAATTAGATGTTGGGGAGTGCGGGAGAGAGATATCATTCATATCAATCGCCCTTACATGTGTAAAATAGATTATAATGAACAGTGGGGATTTTCCTCAAGATCTATAAGGCACAATTGGCGTTTGTTAGGATAATAACTATTTTTTTGCACAAAAATAAATAGTGAAATAATTTTTATAAAATTGCTTGACAACCAAGGGAAACTCTGTTATATTAGTTATCTATCCTTAAAGGAAACAATATGAAACTTAAATTTTACAAGGTTCGTTCCGGTGCAAAGATGCCCTCGAGGGCACATTCAATCGATGCTGGGATGGACCTTTTTTATTGTCCAGACCCGGCCCATAGCGACGATTGTTTTTGGAAACCAGAGGGAGAGTACAGAATACCTCCAGGCGCATCTTGCCTCGTGCCGACAGGCTTGAAAGTTATGGTGCCCAAAAACCACATGCTGGAAATTAAGAATAAGTCTGGCGTTGCGCATAAACAAAAATTGATTGTTGGGGCTTGCGTCGTAGATCCTGGATATACTGGCGAGGTATATGTTAATCTACACAATATTGGAGGCTCGACCAAAGTAATCCAGCCAGGCTATAAAATTGCGCAAGCAATCCTGATTCCGGTTGTGACATGCGCAGTAGAAGAATCTGACGAAGATCCCTCGTTATTAAATACTGAACGTTCTGATGGGGGCTTTGGGAGCACGGGATTATTATGAACAAGGAAACACAGAAAACAATGTTTTCCTCTAAATCTGATCAATGGGAGACACCTCAAGCACTATATGATTATTTGAATCTTGATTATCGATTCACACTTGATCCATGCGCTACTCATAAAACTGCGAAGTGTGAAAAATATTATACTGAAGAGGACGACGGACTTAATAAAAGCTGGGAAGGTGAAACAGTATTTATGAATCCTCCATACGGGAGAGATATTAAAAAATGGATCAAAAAGGCTTATGAGGAAGGTCAAAAGCCAAAGACTGTGGTTGTTTGCTTGATACCTTCGCGAACAGATACAAAATATTGGCACGATTATTGTATGAGGGCGTGGAAAATAAGTTTTGTGAAAGGCCGCCTCAAATTTAAAAATGATAACGCTGGAAATAACTCTGCGCCGTTTCCATCTGCTGTTGTTGTTTTTAAAAATTTATATGGTTGCGGCCATATGCCTGGCGCTGTTGGTGTTTCAACCATGGTGGCCAGATGACAAAAGCTGCAAAGAAGATACAAAGAAAAATCAAAAAAATAAAAAAGAAGCAAGCCGAAAGAGATCTGAAAGAAAAAATCAGTCTATTTTCAGAAATTGAAGATTGTTGCCTTGTTTGCGAAAAACCATTTGACAAGAAGAACAAGGAAATGGTACAATCGTGGTATGTTATTGTTCGCAAAAACCAAAATAAAGTCAACCTTTATTGTCCTGAATGTTGGGACAGGGCAAATAGTCTTATTAAAGAAATTAAAGAGGAAATAAATGCAAAAAAGTCTTAGTTTTGATGATGTGTTATTAGAACCAAAATATTCAGATATAGAGAGCAGAGGTCAAATTGACATAGGCAATCATTTAAGCGAAACAGCATACTTGGAATTGCCAGTTATATCAAGTCCAATGGACACAGTTACTGAAGATGAAATGGCCATGGCCATATACGATGAAGGCGGATTAGGAGTAATTCATAGATATAACACAATTGAGGAACAGGTTGCCCTTGTTAAGAAGAGGCAAGGCTTTAAAGCTGCAGCAATTGGGGTAACTGGAGAATACGAAGAGAGAGCACGTGCTCTTTTTGATGCTGGTATACATTATTTGTGTTTAGATGTGGCGCATGGTCATCATGTTTTAGTTAAACATGCGCTCAAATCGTTAAGGGATGTTTTTAAGAGTAAAGTTCACTTGATGGCTGGAAACGTTGCAACTCTCGAAGCCTTCAATGATTTGGCAGATTGGGGAGCAGACAGCATAAGAGTTGGAATTGGGGGCGGCTCTATTTGTAGCACAAGAATCAATACTGGCCATGGCGTCCCAACTTTTCAATCGATACATAATTGCTCATATTCGAACAGAGATGCTAAATTAATTGCTGATGGCGGAATTAAAAATAGCGGAGATATTGTAAAAGCCCTAGCTGCGGGAGCAGACTTCGTTATGCTTGGTTCAATGTTAGCAGGCACTGACGAGTCACCAGGAGAAATATTCACAAGTGGAAATAAAAAATATAAAGTTTACAGGGGCATGGCTTCAAGGTCAGCACAAATGGAGTGGAGAGGACAATCATCTTCTCCCGAAGGCATATCTACCACAATTCCATATAAAGGTCCAGTAGCTGATATCCTTCAAGATATTGCAGGTAACGTTAGAAGTGGGTTCTCTTACACAGGAGCCAGAGATTTGCGAGAGTTTCAATCAAAAGTGATATTTCTACAACAGACGCCTGCAGGACAGTCTGAGAGTTCAACACATATTTTGAGGCGCTAATGTCTTATATATTTAGAAAAGCCGAAAAACAAGTCTGCTTTGAAGACTTCGACAAGAAACACGCTGATCTAAAAATTAGGTTACACTATGATGGTTTATACCAAAATGAATTCTTCAGATTGATGATGAGAAAATATATTAACAAGGATGAAAACATGATGAGAATTATTGATGAGTACAAAGAAAAAAAAGGCAACCAGAGTATGTTGAATAGAAAGAAATCTAAGCAGGTGATTGAAGATGGTCGCAGGCAAGAGAAACAATTCGCTCTGGACTCCAACGAAATTGAAAGTATATTTGATTTATTAGAGGAGGAACATTCGGAATTATGAAAAATTGTTGTAACTGGTGCGTTATCAAGAACTCTAAATGTCAAGTTGGAGAGTGTAAATATTGGATCGATTATGAGGAAGATTTAAATTGTTCTTTGATTGCAATTGACAAGCATGGACAGATGACTTTAAGAGAGGTTTCGGAAAGACTTGGCATAAGTTTTGTCAGAGTTAAACAAATTCAAGATTCAGCTTTTGAAAAAATATGTGCTCTTTTTCCGGAGTTGCACAAATTTAAGTAAAAAAGCAAGCTTTTTAATATTCAAGGTACTATTTATTTTTAGCAAAGGAAGGCTTAATTTTTTCCGGAGGAGCAACAAAAATGAGCGACAAAGACAAAACTTTACTTAACGAGAATACTATTCGACGTTTTATGAAACTGGGCGGCATCGCGCCACTATCCGATAATTTTGTTTCTGACAAACTTAACGAAATGGGATATGATTACGCCCGGGAAGATGAGCCCGAAGAAGAACTCCCTGTTGATGTTCCTCCAGAAGAGGGCGAAGAAGGCTTGGAAGAGCCACCCGCCGATTTAGAAGGTGAACTCGAAGGCGAAGTCGAGCCCGAAGGTGAAGAAGAATTAACCCCGGAAATGAGAGAAAAGCTTCAGGTAGCTGTTGAAGCCGCAGTAGAAGAAATTACGAACGCTTTGGAAAAAAATCTTGCCCCCTTGACGGGTCAAACATTCGGTGTTGAAGGCGAAGAAGAGGTTGGTGATGAGATGGGAATGGAACCAGACATGGGGATGGAACCAGAGTTGGAGATGGAACCTGAAGGTGAAATGCCTCCGGAAGAGGGTCTCCCAGGCGAAGAAGAAGAAGAAGAGCTTCCCGCGCTTGAGGAAACAACTGAAGAGAAGCTTGAGGAAGAGGTTGACGAGGATAAGATCGTTGAGCACATCACAAGTCGTATCGTCGCGAGGCTATTAAAAGAGAACAAAGCAAAGAAAGCCCGCGCAGAAAAAGTAGAAAATATGACAGATAAGATTGTTGACCGTATTTTCTCATCATTAAAAAAGTAAGAGGTTAGTATGCCCGAAGGCATGAATGAATTTTTATGGTTTGTTCTTGGCATCTTTTCTTACAGAGTGGTCGCGTCAATATTGACATATGGCCACATGTCTATCTTTATGGATGACTTAAGAAATAATATTCTTAAGTTATTGGCAGTCACCATGGAAGACATAGTACAACTGAGAGAACATAAATATATCATTATGAAGGAAGTGGATTTACCAGAAGAGGAAATTCAGGCAGCAAGAGAAGCGGATAAAAAAACGCTTAGTGTTTGGAAAGAATCAATAGTTGCTCGTTTTATCGTTCACTGGCCTAAGTACTATAGGAGTCTCTTGAAGTTCGACAATTGGAGAGAGGCTATGAGCGAGTTGAAAGAAGTTAAAAAATAAGTTGACTTTTTCGTATTTATGTTGTACTATAGGAGAATGAAATATGGAGGAAAAGGTGAAAGCTACAATTTGGAAAGTATTTTCTAGTGAAGAAGGAAATCATTATCGATTGCAAATAGATGGAATAAAGGGTAAACGTGTAAAAAAGAAAGTTATGTCCGCCGTGGAGGGGTGGAAACATATTGGTCATGGATGGACTAGGGATGATAAGGAAACTCTCTTATTGTCAAGGGACTTCAAAGAAAAGGACTCATGGAAAAGTTGGGTTCGTGAATTTCCTTTTGAGCTGCAAGAAGTTAATAGAAACGGTAAGACAAAAAAGATCAAGAAATAGGAGGAATGATTGAATAGTCTCGAAGAAAAAAAAGAAGAATCACAAGAAGAAGCAACGGATCTCTCACAACTTTTAATGTTAGGGGATGTAAATCCCGAACCGGCCAAACTTAGGTTGATTGGCTTGTACGGGGAGGTAGATGAGGATCGGGCTGCTGAAACAACCTATTCGTTGATGGCGTTGAGAGCAATGGGCAAGACGGAAGAACTATCAGATCCAGACGATCCAGAATCAGAGAAGGTTATATCCTACGAACCATTGGATTTCATAGTTTCAACTTGGGGCGGAAGTGCTGCCGATATGTTTTCAATTTACGACACTATGAGAATGGTAAGAAAAGATTGTGAAATATCTACCTTGGGCCTCGGAAAAGTCATGTCGGCAGGAGTTTTGTTATTGGCAGCTGGCACAAAAGGAAAAAGACAGATTGGACGAAATTGCAGAGTTATGCTTCACGGCGTCAGCGCAGGGCAACATGGCAACATTTCAGACCTTGAAAATGAGATGGCCGAAGCCAAATGGATTCAAGATAGGCTGGCTGCTTGTTTATTACAAGAAACAAAGATGACTAAGAGACAAATCAAAAAAGTATTCTCCAAAAGAATGAATGTTTACTTTACTGCAGAAGAGGCTTTAGAATTAGGAATTGCAGACGAAATCGTATAATGGGAACTAATTATAGGCATGGATATTAAAGAAAGAATTAATAAAAGATTCAACAAGCAGGCCCTAAATTTTCAGAGACTTCTTGAGATGGTTGAGGAGCAACTTGATAATCCCGAGATACTGACAGAAAGGACTGAGGTACTGGTAGAAAGGGCTAAAGCAAGGCAAAGGAGTATTCGATTTCCTGTGATCGTACCAACTGAGATGTCTGTGGGGCAATCTCCGACTTCTGAAGAAAGGAAGCAGTTTGAATTATGGATGGGCAATATAGCTGGAGAGGGTTCCGCAGCCGAAAAGCTCACTGAGATAACCAGATTCTTCGAAGACCCCTCTGCAAGTATCGAAGATGCATCAATTCCAGAAACATTATCTTATCTTATGTTCATGAACTCTTTTGTGTGGATGCTCAAAGAATTTAATCCTTCCGTTGCCGGGTTCATGTGGGAGCCATTTGCAGCGGCCTTGTTTGGTGGAAAATCTAGACAGGTGCCAACAAGTGAGGGCGATATCGCAGATATTCGCATTGAAGTTGGCGGAAGAAAGGACGCTCCAATCAGTTTGAAAATTTTGGCCGAGGAAGGAGTTGTGAAAGGCAGCTTTACAGATCTGGTTGGCCATTTTGCTGGTGGTGGACAAGAAATGCGGTATGTGGTTGTGGCAAAACAACAAAGTGGTAAAGGAAAGAAACTCTCTTCTGCAACTTTTTGGGAGTTTAACATAGTGGCTGAAAATTTCTTTCAATGGATTGGAAACGTAGGCCACACCGAAGTTATTGATAAGGTCACAGCCCGACAATTTAAATTTTTTACTGAGAAGGGCAAAAAAGGCCCATTTGAAAATACGGGTGATTCAGCTGGGCTTTCCGAAAAGCCCAAGGCAACCAGAGGGTTTTATGTTAAGCACGCCAAGGTCGGCGGAGATAGAAAAGCTACGAAGAGTTGGCTTAAGTTAGCGGAGTATGCCACGAACAAAGTAATCCCAGAAGTTGCTGAACAGGTAAACTTAAGAAATTCGGAAGGCCCCGTCCGCGAAGGTGAACTAATTCCCGGTGCAAAATACGAAGTAGATCTAGCCCAGTTTAAGTCAGGAGGCCCGGGCGGCGCCACATTACAAAAAGGATATGAAGAAGTCCCTGGCCTTAGCACCAAAGACACAAATCTTCTCTGGGGGGGTCCCGAAGGTTTACAAGAGTGGTCGACCCGGGCTAAGGAAGCTCAACAAACTGGTGCTATACAGGAATTTTTTGCTGCTGTTTTGAAAGAAGCTCCAGGCGCCGTCAACAGTCAGCAGTTCCATATTTCACACGCTCATTATAAAAATAAAGGCACAAGGTTGGGGATCCTTAAAACTACTGATCAATTGGTATCAGATGTGTTCTCGAAAGGTGCAGACAAAATTGGTGAGGATCTGACTACCATGTTCAATTCAATGGCAGAACTTACAGACAACGTTGGAAGGTTTTTCTTAAGTGACTGTGGAGGCTCATCCGGTCCCAAGGGGTGTTCTAAAAAAGACGTCGCTAAAAGAGGCGCCGCAGGGGAAATGGCTATTCAAAATTCCAAAGATTTGGAAACCGCAGTCGTGAAATCTGTAAAATCATTAAAAAGCACTTGACATTTAGTGTATAATGCCATATAATGTATATAACGAAAGAGGTTGAGCATGGCGAAAAAATATGATTCGGATTCTTCTTTACAAGAGAAGATTCTGAAAGGCGTTGATATACTTGCTGATAATGTAGCGTCGACACTTGGCCCTCGAGGCCGAAACGTAATCTTACATCAGAAAGGTTCAAATCCAATTATCACCAAAGATGGTGTCACAATTTCGAAGTTTGTTGATCTAAAAGATCCCTTCGAAAATGCAGGCGCACAAATTATTAAACAAGTCGCGGCCAGAACAGCAGAGCAGTGCGGCGATGGAACAACAACTTCCACAGTATTGGCCCGGGCCATGCTGCGAGAGGCACAGAGATACATTGTAGCTGGCTCTTCCCCTGTAGAACTTAAGAGGGGTATGGACAAGGCAGTAGAGGCGATTGTAGGCAATCTAGAGGAGCTTACAACACCGATTAGTAGTGTTGAGGATATCGAGCACGTAGCTACGATATCAGCCAACGGCGATAAGACGATTGGAAAACTAATTGCTAGTGCTGTTGAAGCAGCTGGTAAGGATGGTTCGATCACAATCGAAGAGGCACGCTCGGTCGACACTAGTTTAGATTTGGTAGAGGGGTTTAGATTTGACTCTGGATATACTTCTCCGCAGTTTATAACCGACGAAAGACGGGGAGCGGTTAAATACAGTGATCCTCTTATGCTTGTGACGGATCATGACATCGAGAATGTTGATCAGTTATTGCCAATATTGGAAGTTACCGCAAGAGAGAAAAGGCCACTCGTAATTGTTTGTGAAAATATTGAAGGACAAGCTTTGGCCGCAATTATTATGAACGCAATCAGAGGCACACTCAAGGTCGCAGCTGTGAAAGCTCCCAGGTATGGAGAAGAAAGAAGAAATGTTCTAAAAGATTTGGCACTGTCTGTCGGTGCAAAATTTATATCCAGAGATTCCGGTTCAGGCTTGCATGAAACAAAATTGACTCATCTTGGCTCGGCAAAGACTATAGACATTCTTAAGAATGCCACAACTGTCGTTGGGGGGAAGGGAGATGTTGAAGAGGTTGAAAAAAGAATTGAAGCCCTTAAGATTGAATTAGAACAAACAGACGGGCTTGTAGAATGTGAACGCATCCAAGATAGAATTACAAGACTTGTGAGCGGCATTGCAATCATACATGTCGGCGGCGCGACTGAAGTTGAGATGATTGAGAAAAGGCACAGAGTAGAAGACGCACTAGAGGCTGTACGCTCAGCTCAAGAGGGGGGAATCGTTTCGGGAGGCGGAGTTGCCTTGCTAAGAGCCTCGGAAAACACAGAACTTGAATTGGACAACGGGGACCAACATGCGGGGTTTAAAATTGTTTTGGAAGCGGTCAAAGAACCAGTCAAACAAATGGCTTTGAACGCTGGAGGTTCGCCAGATTTGATTTTGTCTGCGATATCTTCGTCCCCTGCCGGCATGGGTTGGAATTTTGCAACTAGTGAATTGGTAGAGATGGTTGAGTGCGGAATTATAGATCCGACAAGGGTTACTATAACCGCACTCCAGAATGCTGTCTCTGCCGCATCGACTCTGATTACTACAAATTATGCGATTGTTGAGAACGATTAACACACAGAGAAACTATTTAAGATTGTAGCGAAAGGGGTACTTTGTAATGGATTCTCAAGCTGAAACAGCTCTCATGGAATTAAACGGGAAATTCGAAAGAATGATGGACAATATTGAAATAGTAAAGGACAAGCAAGAAGAGATGGCGGAAGATATTGCCAAAATTAAAGAAGCTGTTTATAATCCAGATTCAGGTATATATGCAAGAATCAGAGATCTTGAAAGCTTTAAAGGACAAGTATCAAAAGTTTTGTGGATTATTATGACAGCCTTGATTGGCTTAGGGATGCATCAAGTTTTAAGTTCAATAGGTTAAGAAGATGACTACTCAAAGGTATTACAACAAGTACAGGAAAATAAAGAAGAACAGAATTAAGGACGACTCTGTATTAGATCGAATTGAAAATATATTAAAACTTCCCGTTGTATACGGTAATACAAAAGAATTTTTGGAATCAATTTATGAGCAATATAATAGGAATGGAAACTTGACCGAAAGACAGTTGGGCGCGATTGAAAAAATTGAAAAAAAGCATTCCGAAGAAAAGATAAAAGATTATGAGGAGTGGTGCTCCAGTTATAGCGATACCAAGCGTGAAATCGCCAAAATGTGTGCCGTCTATTATAAAAAGAATCCACCTTATTTTGCAGAGTTGGCAAATAAAATTTTTGAAGATCCGGGCTTTATTCCGTCTGAAAAGCAATATATTTCAATGTGCGATAATCAATTTACAAAAAAAGTAATCGCAGCGACGAAATCAGTCCCGATTTTTGAGGTCGGGATGATCGTCAAGGGGAGAAAAAATGCCCCAATAAAAGTCAGAGATACATATTTTTCTGTGATGAGAGTAAATGCTTCTCCCGTAATAAGCGCAGCTAAGGGCGCGAAGATTTATGAAGTTCTGCCTTTTGGCAAAACACACACAATTCTTTGCGAAGAAAGATATTTAAAAAAAGTTAGGAAAAAAGCTTGACAAATAATTATTTTTTTGATATTATGTACACAAGAGGATCGAAATGCACGTACAGATAAGTTACTCAGTTAAGGTTGGGGACATACCCAAAGAATTAGTCAAACAACTAGAAAAATCAGTTAAAATTAGTGAGAAAACCACGTTTATCTTAGAACAGATAAAAGATATCATGGAAGAAGAATCCCCTTCTGAAAAAATATCATCAGGAGAGGTTGTTAATAGCGTTGAAGATTTACGACAAAAATTGATAGACTTGGACATGAATCTGCAAAATATTTCTGGGATATTGAGCAGTTATGAAGACATTATTAATCCCAAACCTCGAACGGGCCCGCCTATTATGCCGGAACCTGAAGAAGATTCAGAGGAACAAGATGGATAAGCGTAAAGGTGATTTAATTTATATTCCATCAAACGTGACTTTGCTTCAGTTTGATAATGTTGACGAGGAGACAAAACCATCCTTTGCTAAAAGATTTTTAAGTACAACTAAACCTAGGCGCGCCCTATTAGTCAAACAATCTGAAATTTATTGTAAAATTTTGTACGAGGGAGAGTATTGGTTCGTTGAGTCGAGGGATATTTATGATAGTTAAGTTAATAGAAATTGGTAGATCAAGCCAGCTTTCGGAAGCTGGGCGCCCTGAAGAAGCTTATTCACTAAAGGAAATTTTTATAAATTCAGAACACGTTGTTTGTCTAAGAGAAGACGAAACTTTTAAGAGAATACTGAAAGAGGGCAAGCTCGTAGATGGGTTGGACGAGAGACAAAGCTTCACCCGAATATATTTGGATAGAGGACAGTCTGGTATTGATTTGACCGTCGTTGGAGCACCTGGCCTCATACAACAAAAACTTGGCCTAAACACGGCAACAAAAGAACTTTTAAAGGGGTAAAAAATGAAACACTACGTTTTAATAATTAAAAATTCATGTCCGCATTGCCAGAATGCGATATCTCTCTTGCAAGAGAAGGATCTTGATTTTGTTTACAATGACATGGAGTTTTCCGATCATGCGCTCGCCACAGCAAAGGGACAATTCAGCTGGGACACAGTTCCAATGATATGGGAGCAGGAAGTAGATTGGAGTGAGCGCGGCGCTGCTGTTAAACAACATAACTTTATTGGCGGATATTCAGATTTGTTAGAACATTTTGAAACCGTTGATGAGATGGCGATGGACTTCGAGGATGACGAATAGTGATCGAGTGTAAGCTCAGAGAGTTTTATGAATTTGCAACCGTAATCCCATCCTTGAAAGGAAAGAAAAGGTGCGGCTTTTATTCTTCTAGCATATTTCCGATTTCTGATTATGGAAGGAGAAAATGGGTTGTCGTAACTCATATCGAAGTTGATCATAAAAAATATCTCAGCGAAGGTTTATCTGAGAGCCAGATATGCCAACTATGTATCGATTTCCTTAATCAACCACCTTCCCGCAAGAAATATGCCAAAAAGAAGCCCAAGCCTCCATATGGAAACTTGCAGATTTATAAGGCTAAATTCAAAGAGGACGAGAACGGAAAATTTATAGAAGCTGAGATCGTCACTGATCAAAGAAAAAATAAAAACTTTTGGCGCGAAGGGCCAAAGCATAAGAGAAAAATTAGATTGCCATCGCAATTAAGAAGTAAATGAGTGACGAATCGCGCACCTACTCTTCTGTGGCTTTAGATGATTGCCTCGAAAGAATTAGCGAGTGTCTTGAACACAGAAGAGTAATTAAAGCCAATATTCAGAGTTATGTAAATGATGAAGAATCATGGGACTCTGGCTTGATGCCACTGTTGTGTGAATATTATTCTATAAATTATAGATATATGGAATTAATGAATGATGTTATTTTATCTGCGCCATATGTAAATGAGGAAACAAATAAAGAAGAAATACTTTTGGATGAAAGAACATACACGATGTTACATTCATATTCAAAATTAATGATTGTTGATGAATTAGAATTAAAATACAAACACAGAATAAATTTATTTGTTCAATAGGGGTTGACATCTAATATCTTCCTGCGATGCTTTGCGGAGGGGCGCTTTGCGCCCCTTTTTATATTCTATTTAAAAACAAATTGACTATTTATATGTGGTGTGGTATATTAAATGGAGAAGCTCATATGAAAATGAAACTTATATTTGAAAACTGGAAAGCATACATAACGGAACAACTTCTAATTGAAAGTCGACTGAAAGACGCAATTGCAATTGCAACCAATTTCAAGAAAAGATTGCCGAGAGATATCTTTGCTGCTATTCCAGAGGGGCATGCCGATAAGCTGAAAGAACAAATTGTGTTGTCTCTCAAATATATGTCAAGTAGAGATCCTTCCGGCAGAAATAAATATCTCCTGTGGTCTGCAAAATATTTGATTAATCAGCTAGCAAAGTATATGGAAAAAAACGTCATTGTGCGCAATCCCGAGCCAGGTGAGGCCGAGCATATGACAACACCAAGATATTTAGGTGGCGAAGATCCAGAAGTACTTCTCGGGAGGTATATTCAGGTGATACAGGCGCGCGCCGAAAGGCTGGCAGACAGACTTATAGTATTTGAGAAAGGTGTCGAGATGGGTTTGATAAAGGTTAAAGCCGATCCTGATGATCCCGAGGAAGAGATGCGGAAAATGAGCGGCATAGACAAGTGGGATCCAACAAATCCAGATCACCTGGAAAACTTTGAACTCATGATTAATGGAGTTCAGCAAAAGATAAGACAAGCTGAAATGATGAAGAAATACGAACAGCAGGCGAAGTCAGAAAGCGAGACGATTGTTGACGAAGAAGACTATATGATAGTTCGCCCTCTTTCTTCCGAAGCTTCTTGTTATTTTGGGCAAGGAACAAGATGGTGTATTTCAGCAACTGAATCCAACAACTATTTTGATCAGTACAGTGGCCAAGGCAAGGCATTCTACTTTGTTAACTTTGCTCATTTAGGATCTTATGACGATGATGATATTGCTGGTTTCAAAAAGATGGCTCTCGTGTTTGGTCGCGACGACCACGATGAGCCAGAGGAAGTTTTTGATGCAGTC